AGACCTGAAGGTAAGTTCATTGGTTGTACACTAACGAATTCTTTAGCAGCAATTTGTCCGAATACCTTACGAACTAATGGTAAAGCGATTCCAGCCCACTGCTCACCAGTACCAGCTGTAAATGCACCTGTTCCACCAGTTGCAGAGTTTTCAACTACTAATTGCTTTGCTTGATTCTCAAGCATAAGAGACATGTTATTCTTGTCGGTTTCTTCTAAACCTTCCAAAAGCCCTGTCTTGGCCCATTTGTTTGCTAATCTAGCGGCGTCGTTTTGTAAATTTTTCCAGCCACCCGCAGCAGACTCTAATAAATTTTGAACTGTGCTCATTTTATTTATTTGGTTTTTAGGGTTTTATTTGTTTTATTTTAAATTATACCGGCTAACTTTTTGAATCGGTCAACCATCATATTTGATTCAACAATAGGAGACTTAGTTGAAGTTCCCATTGCTTTTGAAGCAAATCCCATAGATTCATTAACAGAAGACTTAGTAGTTTTTAAGTTCTCTAATAATGTTTCATATACTAATTTAGCTTCTTTAACACTGTTTGCTTTATCAAAAGCAGTTAAAACTTTAACCTTTTGAGTTTCAGTTAAAGAACGATTTTTGAAGATTTTGTTAGTGAAAAGTAATTTAGCATTTAGTAAGTTAACTTCGTTAAGCTCGCTTCGTAAAGTATTGATTACTGAGTAAGCTTCAGCAAGTTCTCCTTTTAGTTCTAAAGATTCACGATTTATTGAAGTTGCGGCTCTAGCACCTGATGCTGTTTTTTCAAGTCCTGTAAGGTCTTTTAGCCATGTAAGTGAAGCATTACCTTCACCGCCATTTATTCTATATTTACCTTTGTAACTATCATATTTAGCACCATCTTTCATATCTAGGTATGAATTGATTATATCATCTACAGATGTATATTTATCTTTTTTACTAAAACGATCTCCCCACTTTTCAGGTGTATCTAATCCAGCATCTAATGCTGCTTTTTTAGTTTTATCAAAAAGTTCTTTTCTTCTTTCTTCTTCACCTTCTCTTCCAGAGATTTTCTTAATAAATTTACCAAGTACTTCTTCAACTTTATCTTTTTTATTGTCTTTTTTAGCAACTTTTTTAGCAGTAGATTTTTTAGACTTTAATTCAGCAAGAAGTTCATCAAGAGAGTATTCGTCAATAGGTTTAGCTTCAGTTTCTTCTTCTTCACCTTCTTCTTCTTCACCTTCTACATCTGTTCCTTCTTCACCCATGATATCTTTAACGATATCTGTGATAAAGTCTTTTAGATCTTCAGGGGATTTTAAAAGTGCTTCAATATCTACATCATCTTCACCTTCTTCTTCCTCACCTTCTTCCTCTTCGTTTATCATACCTTCATCCTCTTCTTCATCAGCTTCATTTTCATCTTCATCTAGTTCTTCTAATTCAGCTAAAAGTTCTTCTAAATCAACTTCATCAGCTTCGTCAGCTTCGTCAGCTTCATCAGTTTCATAAAGTTCATCCATTTCATCTGCTTCATCTGCTTCGTCTGTTTCAGACACATACTGTTTGTCTTTCTTTGAAGGAGAAGGGTTAAAGTTTTTATACTCGTCCATCTCATCAAGCTCATCAAGCTCATCAAGCTCATCTATTTCGTCTGTTTCAGATAAATCAGATACATACTTTTTGTTTTTCTTTGAAGAGGCAGGAGTTGTATACTCGTCAGTTTCATCCATATTTTCATCTTCTTCTTCCATTTCTGTAAGACGTTGTGATAATAAAGATTTTAATTGAGGAGTAAATGCTTCTTCAAGTGCAGCTTTAGCGTTTTGAATTGCTGTTTCTTTAACAGCTTTTGCATCGGCTATAGCTTCCTTAAGCAATTTTCTGTTGTTTTTCATTTGTCCTTAAATTTTAATTTTTTGGAAATACGTTTATTAGATAGGAAACGTAATAGGGATTTTAACTAATAGTAATGCCATATAAGAGAGATGGCATATTCTAATATACATATATGAAGATTCTTTAAAATCGCATAAAAAAAGAAATGCCCCGCTATTGCGAGGCATCAGTCCTAAAATACTATTTTAGGAGAGGATTAATAATAATTTTGTCTCATATTATTAAATATTCTACGATCAAGGATTTCTTGTTTATCTTTAGGTAAAGATTGAAATCTTTCATCGTTTTTTAAACCTTTATAATTATCTCCTTCCCAATATTCCTTTTCCAATTCACTAAATAATTTTTCTTCTTCTTCAGCTTTAGTTAATTCTTTTTCAACTTCTTCCCTAATAAATTGTCTTAATTTTGATATTTTAGATTCAAACATAGCGTCATCACCAAATGGAGATTTATCTCTTTCTATTCCATAATCGTCTGTGTAGTTATTAGGGTTAGTTTTAGGAGGTGATGTAAGATATTTTCTTACAGCAGTTTTCATATTATCTTCTAGATTATCAAAAGAAGTATTAGCCCACATATCTATATCTTCTGCACCATCAAGAAATGGTAAAAGAATAGATTCTTTTTCTTCGAATGGTAAGCCACCTTTTTCTTCTTCCTTATTCCATACGGTTGCAGGGTCATCAAGGTACATTTCGTTTATTTGATTAGTATGTTGAGATTCAGTAATTATTCCTGCAAGTTTTTGCATTTTACGGAATTCTTCAGATAAAATTTGGTTTTTCATAGTGTTAGAATATTGGGCATGATCCATTAGCACATAATATATCTGTGATAATAGAGTTTACTTTTAAATATGGGTTATTGTTTTGTTGGTTTTCATTTAAGTTTCCGACAACATGCATGTATGATCCGGGGTTTGATGGGGTTGAGACAAAATCCCAACATAAAAGTTCAAAATCGTTTTGTACTTCTAAAGTTTCACCTATTTGTTTTAGTGAACCCATTCCACGAGAAGATACTCCTACTGTGATATTGTTAGATAGTAATGATGCTAGTATATTTCCTGAGGGTGTAGGTAAAATTTCAATTGCACCCATTACTTTATCACCATCCCACCATATTTTTTTAATATTATGGGATACATTTTTTAAATTGATAATAGAAGAATCAGGGTGATCAAGTTCACCTAGGGCACGATTATCTTTAACGCATTTTTGATAATTGTTAATTTCTCTTTCCCAAAGTTCTTTTTTATAATATCGACCATTACCATTTTTAACTTCAGCAGTAGCTAATATCCCTTCTACTAAAAGATTTTTTCCTCCAGACTGTTTTTCTTCTGTTAACTTAACAGGCTTAAAACTAAAAGTAGAAGTTTCTATAAGTACTTGTTTCATGCTATTATTTCTTTTCTAAAGCGTCTATTTGTTTTTTAATGGCAGCTATTTTCTTTTGATTAGCAGAATCAGTTGTCATAAGTCCTGCTAATTGCTTTAATAAATTAGATAATTGATCAGTTTGTTGAGAACCAGCTGGGGTTTCTAGTTCATTAAGTGTCTCTTCATCTAGTACTTGTGTATCTTCAGGTTCAGAAGATTTTTTAGATTCACCAAGTTTAGATTTTAATTTTTCTAATTTCTTAATATCATCATTTAATTCTTTAATCTTTTTAGGATTAACAGAATCTTCTTCTAATTCTTTTAGAGTAGTTAAAGCTTTTAATTTCTTTTTACGCTTTGCAATTTCTTTATCAATTAATTTAGCTTTAGCATTATCTGAGGCTTTTTTACCAGTATCTTCAATAGATTTAATATCAATAGCTTCTCTAATAAGAGTAGATATTAGTTTACGAAGTTTAGATTCATAAATATCAGGATTTCCACCCATATCTTTATTAACATATCCACTGTATTTACTATCTTCATATGGAGTTTCTTCTCCTTTTAACCATTCAATAAAATCTTCATCATTTTGTATGTTTGATAATCTATCGTCTGAGAATTCACCAGTCATTTCAAAAGCATTAGCTTGATCTTCAGCCTCTTCTGGGTCGTCAATGTATTTAAAAAGTATACTAACTAATGCATCTCTAGATTCTTCACCAAGTCCTTCTATTTCAAATAATCCCGTACTTCTAAAACTCCCAGCATCTTTAAGCCATACATCATTATAAACTTGTTCTGGGGACATGTTAGCGTTAAAGTATTTTTGTAGTTCAAGTTCATCTACAGCTATTTCATCTTTATCTAAACCAGCATCATTCATGATAATACTGTAAAGTTTTTCCTTCCAAGTATTAAATTGGTATTCCCATGCATTAGAACCAATTTGTGGAGAACGTCCAGGTATTGATTCTTTTAATTTAACTGGTTCCATTCCAGATGCTTTGTATTTACCTTTAACTTCTTTTGATGGGCTGTAACCAGGTAGTTTATCAGTATATCCTAAACCTTCAATTCCAAATTGACCGCTTTTAAGATAATATTGGCTATCTTTAGTTAAATTTTTAGTAACTATAGCTTTTAATTCTTCAACTGTTTTATCAACATTTTTAATATTATCAATTTCAACAGATAAACCTAAAAGATATTGATTAAAAGAAACATTGTTTATATTTTTTTCATCCTCATAATCATAATTACGAGTTTCAGCATCTGTTACTTCTTTAGTAGTTTTCTTTTCTACTGCTTTAGTTTCATTTAATTTACCATACTTGTCATTAATTTCATCCCAAGCATCATTACTAACATATATTTTCTTAGTAGTACCATCACTATACTCAACAGTGTATGATTTGTCACCATTTTGTTTAGCGTTTACTATTTTTTCTTTTTCTTCTTGAATAGATTCCATATTTTCTTTAAAAATAGAAACCCAATCCGGAGTAGTACCAGTAGTAACTATACCACCTGCAGCTTCAGAAATAATACCTTTTTGTTTTAAAATAAAAGTAGTTTCTTGAAATGTAGAAGCATTAGTAACATATTGAGGAAACAATGATTTAGCTTGTTTTAGGAATATTTCTTTATTACCTTTACCTTCTTTAATTAAAGTGAATTGATCTTGAAGTGTCATTTATTGTTGGTTTTTAAATAGTTTAATTAAATCATTTAAATAATCTACTGCTAATTCAGTACTTCCGTATACTGGTCTTATAAGTGGGTTTTTCTTGTATGAGTTAACGGTGGTTTGTTTTGCTCGTTGTAATAGTGGGATAAGAATATTAAGTTTAAGTTCAATATCTTCAAACTCACTCATTTGCTTAGAAATACGTTGTTTAACCTCAGGATCATCTGTATCTAGGTTATCAACAAAACTATTTGCGTCAAAATTTTCTTCATTTAGTTTAGATTTTTTCCACAAATGTACATAATCTACTCCTTTTTGTTTTTTAGCTAATGTATCAGGATCAGCATCCTTAAAACCTAAAGAAGCATACATTGTATCTTTTACTCCTTTAATTTTCTTTTTAGAAGCAAAATATTTTGTACCATATTGAGGACCATCACCAGCTATACCAGCAGCTGTACCTCCAGTAACTCCCATTTCTAGGAGTTTAGCTCTTATGATTTCTTTTAATTGATTTCTTTTCATTTAGTTATATTAGTTAGTTCTTCTACCAATTCAGCATATTGAAGAAGATCAATTAAATGATTATCTTTTATTTTTTGGTTTTTATCCAATTCAATTAAAAGTTTAGAAACCTCATTTAATTTAATTTGAACTACCTTATCAGTAACTTTTTTATTAAGTACACTTAATGTAGATTTAATTTCCTGGATTTTGTTGTTGTAAAAATCTTTTAGTTTAGAGGTAGAATCTACAGAATTGATGTATTCTTTTAGTATTGATTTTTGGAATGAATTTAAATTATTATATTTAGAATTAAATTTTTCTAATAAAACACGATAAGTTAAAATACGAGTATCTTTATCGTATGATTTAAATTCTTCTAAAAGTTCATCTTTAGCTACATTTTTATTGATAATTCCTTTAGTTAAGAAATCTAATAATGTAAGTTTATTTTCAATTATGATGTTAGGATTTACATTATCCGTTCCACTATTTGTTTCCAACAATGTAGCAAAAGATGCTAATGCTTTATAATGAGAGATTCTAATTTTAAAAAAATCTTCTAAATTATAATTCTCTTTAATTTCTTTAATTAAATTATATTTTTCTTTTCTTAAAGAAGTTTTATTAAGCCTTTTTGATGCATCTAAGGTTGTGGTTAATATTAAAGTAGCCTTTGATTCACTAATGTTAGAGTTTTTAAATACAGCTTCAAATAATTTGTATTCTTTTCCCAATTCTGTATTAGTGAAGTATTTTTTTAGTAACCCTAAAGCCTTAGATTCTTTACCTTCAAGGGTATCAGCTGTTACTCTTCTAACTAATAATTCAAAAAGAATTCCTGTATTCTTAAATTTTGAATGTTTAAGTTGCATCAATATATTTTTTTATAAATATGTATATTTTCTTAATCCTTTAATAAGTTTTCATTTAGAAAACCTTCTTCGTTGTCTTTATTAAAGATATTTATCTTCTTATCCATAGTTTCAAAGATAAGTTTATTTTTTAATAAAGAAATTTTAGCTTCTTCATTAAAGGTATTTGGGCCTTTTTTTCTATTTCTAAATCTGTTATCTTCAGGCCCTATATCACCGTTTTCTTTTTTACCTAATCTATCTTTTCCTAAAGGATCTTCTTGAGTATCTATAAATGATGCTTTTTCTTGTGGGCGACCTGGGAGATCTGAGGTGTATCCTGTTGGTACATCTGCTGAGAGTGAGGAGTATCTTCCTTGCCCATATAAAGATGCTAAGTCGTGAGGTGTACCATAAGATTTTCCAGATTCTAGTGGGTCATTACCTTCTGTTTCTATTTGACTTAATCTAAACTTATATTTTTGGTCTTGGATTAGTAAATCTCTGTATTCATCGAATGTGTCTTCACTAAAGTTGAATATATGATCATAAACCCAGTCTGCTGGGAGGAGTTTAGCATCAAGAATATTTTTAGCTAATTCAACTTTTTCTTTTAGTAATGCTACTTTTTCTTGTTCAAATATGATTGAAGGATTTGTTAAACCTAATTCAAAATTAGATAAACTTTCCCCAGTATATCCTTGAGTATATAAGTGAACTAATGCTATTTTATATAATTCAGACAATATAATTCTTTGAATACGATCAACAGTACGAGCAAAACGAATATCTTCTGCTGCTAGTGTAGCTTTACCTTGCAGCTGAGCATCGTATCCCATAAATGCTTTAGGTACTTTTAAAGCAGCCATCATTTTATCTCTTAAATAAACAACGTCTGTTATACCATCATAATCTAATCCTTTTGTAGTATCTATTTTAGTAGTAGCATCACCTCCTCTTACAGGAATAAAATAATCTTCTAACATGTTTTGCATGTTATATTTAAGATTATACTCACCAGTTTGAGGATCCATATATGGTGTTCGTTTCATTTTAGAAACTGTTCTTTCCATAAATTGTTCAATTTCATTAGGTGGAATTGAACCTACATTAATATAAAATACTCGTCTTTCTGGGGCTCTTACTATGCGATGGATTAACATAGCATCTTCCATAAGAACCATTTGTTTGTATGATTTACGAGAAGGTTCTAAAAATGATCTTCCATATGGTAAATAATTAGAATCAGCTATTAATCTAAAGTGAGCCATTTCATAATTATCAAAATAATATGCTGATGGGTTATCGGAGCGGTTTAGTGTAGTTTGAGTATAATAACCACTAGCTCCTAAATTACCTGTAGGGTCATATCTAAAGCGAATAGAACTTGGGTTAACTTTATCGTATCCTTCTTCTCGAACTACATTATATGCCGAGAATGGGAT